ACCCATGCCTCGGCCTGGGGGTGCAGGAGCACCGCGTCAGGGAAGAACCCGGCCGTCTTGGACACGCCCATCGCGGCGGCGATGGCCTTGACGCCCAGATACCCGGAGGTCGTGGTCGTGTCGTGCTCTTTCCCGGAGTTCTCCAGCAGGGTTGAGAGCACGTCGCGCTCCAACTTGAGCCGGATGCGCCTGCCCGCGCTCTGGGCCTGGTCGGCGATGACGTCGAACTGCGCGTCCTCCAGCATCTCCTTGGTGACGGCGAACTTCGCCTTGTAGTTCTTGATGGTCGCCGACATGGTGTTGTAGGTGTCGCTGTCGTCCTGGACCACGGCCCCGGGCGCGTACTCCTTGGCGTATGCGTCGCCGGAACCGATGGGCGCGTAGAACGTATCCGATACCGCCTTGTACGTCGGTATCAGGTCCACGATGCCGGTCGGCAGCTCGTAGCCGCGGATGACCTCGGCCAACGTCTCGGTCGGGATGAACCCCGTGCCGGACATGGGCGTTGTCAGGAGCAGCTCGCGGGTCTTGACCAGCTTGCCGTTGTGCTCGGTGACGTGGTTGTCGGGTATCATGCTCAGAAGGCGCTTGCGCGTCTGGTCGTTTCCAGTCTCCTCGGCATGGGCTATCTGGAGCCCCAGGGAAAGGAGTCTCGGTGTGTTGTTTTCCATGTTATCATCCTCCTCAGTTCAGCCTCGACGGGGCGACCACGATGCGGCCGGTCCCGGATGCGGCGATGTCGTCCAGGGCGAACCCGACTATCCAGTTGGATGTCGTGGTTGAGCCGCCGGGCGATGTGACCTCGTTGACGGTCCCGCCGACTGCGTTGTTGTTGGGTCCGACGGGGCCGCCCGCGTCAATCGTCGTGGTGTCGTCAGCATTCGCCACGGTCACGATGGACCCGACGGATGCGACGGCGACCTTCGCGCCCGATGCGGCATCTGCGATTACGACGCCGACGGGTATCAGGTCGGCGGTAGCGACGTGCGCTATCACCGTGTCAGTCACGCCGGTCGCGGCGTAACATACGACCATCCCGGCCTTGAGAGCGCCGGATGCGATGCAGTTCAGAATCAAGCCAGCGGCCTTGAGGGGCTCGCGTATCGTGGGGAATGTGCCTATGCCGGTCATCTACTTCACTCCTGGGAAACCACGCCGTTCTTGTACCTGAACCCCGTCTGGGGGAGCGTCAGGGCCAGCTCGCGCTGCTCGGCGTGGGCCTGCGGCGCGGGGGTGTTCTTCAACTTCTCGACAGCGTCTGCGAGTTCCTTGACCTTCGGGTTGTCGGAAAGCTCCTTGCCCACCTTTGCGATGGATTCGGAGAGTTCCTTGACCTTCACGTCGAGGGCGGCAGTGATGTCGGCCCGGATGTTCGCGCCCAGCTCGGCCATCTTCTTTTCGTTGTCGGCCTTGCTCTCGGCGAGCATCTTCTCGATTTCGGTCTTGTCCATTATGTTGTCCTCCGTTGTTGGTTGTTCCAAGCCTTTCGGCATGGTGCTATGGGAGCATGCGCCCTTATCGACGAGCGCCAGGCCGAGGAACAGCAAATCCTCGGCCTCCGCGAGTTTGGTCTCGCGGTTGTATCGTTCCTTGCTGACGTGTTCCACGGACAACTTGAGCGGGTCGCCCTTGACGGCCCCGTTGAGGGCCATCTCGGCGGCGTTCCGGCTCTCGTCGTTGTCGCGTGAGAACTCCAGATCGCCCATGATGGCCGGGACGGTCATCTTCCGTCCCTGGTCGTCGGTGACCTCTACGGACGGTTCGAACCAGGTGCGGACGACCTTGCCGACCTTCTCGGTTATCCTGCGCGGGACGCCCCCGGCGTGCCGGACCCAGAGCCCGTTCGCTTTCCACGCTCCCGCGTATTTGCGGAGCGTGTCGGCCGGGTAGTTGAGCGGGGTGCGTAGGGCGCTGTCCGTGTAGATTCCCGCCGTGAGTAGTATTGAGTTCTTGACGAGCAGGCTGCCGTCCTCCTGCTCGACGTAGTTCTTGGGCTCGGCCTGCATCGTGTACGCCAGCGCCCGTTTGTTGCTGTCGTCGAACGATGCCTCTTTGCCGGTGGCTTTTTCGAACTTGATGAAGTCGATGTCGTGTTCCTTGAGCCACTTCCGGGCCTCGGCGGCGGTGAACTTGTCCTTGGCGAACCGATATGCCTGGGTTTCGCTTTCCCCGTCCTTGATTCCCAGCACGATGTCGAGCCCGGGCGCGATGTTCTTGCGCGAGAACTCGTCGTATTGGTCCGGGTCGGTTATCCGTGCCGCGTGCTCGTTCGGGTATGGCATCATGTTCACCTGCTGAGTTTTTCTTCTATGATTTTTACCGCTTCGTCTATCGTCATATCGTCGTTGTTATCCGTCCTGACCGGCACGATTATGCACCGGCAGTTTGGATGAGCGGGCTGTTCGGGGACTGAATCGATTGAGAAACTTTCCTGGTCGGCGTATCCCTCGCATATTTCGCACACGCCCTCCTGACGGCTCTTTATCCACTTGACGCGGGACACGCCGTTCTCGGCGTAGTTCTTCTTTGCCGCTGTGGAATACGCCGCCATCGCCTCGGTGCGTGCTATCGTCTCGGCCCGGGCGCGGGTCATCTCGGCCTCGTCCCGTATTAGCCGGGCCGTCTCTGCGTAGCCCTTGCCGTCGATGATTGCCTGGTTGAGCGTTGTCTGCATGTTCTTTTTCGTCTCGTCGCCGAGACCTTTGATGAGCGCCATGTTGCGGGATTCCAGCGCGGCCACGATGTCGGCGTCCCTGTACCCCGGCCCGACGGGCGCTTGGATGTTCCAGGTGCGCATGAGCTGCCCGCTACGGGCCCGGCCCTGCGAGTACGCCATCGGGATATGACCTGACACGATTCTCTTTGCCGGTGCGTAGATGCCGCGTTCCAGCTCGGCGTCTATCTGGGCCTCGAATATGTCGGCCCTGACGGAAGGCTCGGCCAGCTCGCGGCTGGATGCCACGATGCCCGGGACGCGATTGCGGAACCGTCGCCACAGCATGCCGAGCTTGAGCGAGTATGACGCGATGGTCGTGTCCATCTGCGCCAGATCGTCGGGCATGTCCGACGCGGCGAGAGCCCGGGATACGCACACGCACCTCATTTATACCGCGTCCTCCTGGGCCGGCGTCTCGGGCCGGTCCGTTCCAGCCATTCCGTCGGGCGTGGTATCCTCGTCGATGTCGTCCGTGTCCGTGATGGGAGCGGTGATATGGAGCTTTGCGCGAGCCCATGCTTTCCCGGCCTCGGGAGTCCCAAACATGCCGTATGGGTCTACGGGGTTGGCGGTGAGCACCTTGACGACGTAATCGGCTGCGGCCACGTCGGCCGGTCTGGGGGAGTGGAGCTTGAACCGCACCGCGCCGGGTTTGCCGGTCAACATGTCGATGACGCGGGTGTTGATGATGTGGTTGAGGTCCTCTTGGATGTTCTCGATTTCGTACAGGAACGAGTCGAGGCGAACGTTGGCGGTTGCTTCCGTGGACCCGCGCCCGAGCCCGAGAACCTCCTCGGGCACGTTGAGCGCGGCCGCCATCCGCTGAAGGGATGCATTGTTGTACTCGGCCACATTGCCCACGCCGGACACGTCGATGCCGTTTATCTTCACGTCGGCGCATGTCACAAACTCGTTGTCGCTTTCGATGTCGGCGAAATTCGTTTTGTAAAACGTGATTGTCTCCTGGGGTATGTCCTCGCCGGGAGCCCCTACCGCGACGTGGTACTTTGGCGTGCCGTGCCTCTTGATTGCCCGACTCAGTCCGACAACGACGTCAACGTCGCGCATGATGTCGTCGTATGCGGACCCGATGAGCGACACGCCATACGGTGAGCCCCCGAACGTCGAGAGCGTGATGTCGATTATCCTCTCGGGCGGGATGACGATGTCCCCGTCGGCGCTCCCGGGGTTGGTGTGCTGGATGTAGCGGGTGATGATTCCGTACTCGTCCCATTCGATGTCGAACTGTGCGCTGGGCCTGTTCGCCAGGTCGGCCAATCCCTCGCCTCGGTTGAGCACCATCTCGATTATTCCGTTCCCGTACACCTGGGCGTCAACGAGCGCGGTTTGCATCCTGCGCCGGATGTTCATGTCATCGAGTCGTTTCTGGACCGCGTCAACCTCGGCCGGGTCGGCTCCCTCCAAACTGTACCCCTGGGACCACGCGAACCTGGGCCGGACGTCGATGGCCGTTCTGACCGGGCCGCCCGTTAGATAGATTGCACCGTACTCGGCGAGCTTGGCCGAGTCCCGGTTTCTGCGATGGAACCCTGACCAGTACGGAGTCCGGCCCGCCGATGCGGCGTAGCCCCGGCCCTGTTTTACGGGCGCGGCGTTCTCCCGCTTGCGTGCGACGGTCTTGCGTTTGCCGAACAGCCGGGTTAGGAAACTCATTTGCCGCACCTCTTTTTAAACGCTATAGTGCCGCCGAAATCTCCGGCCTTGCACTTGCGGTACGTCGTGAGGCAGGCCCGTATGAGGTGCGGGTATCCGAGCTTGACGTCGGCCAGCAGCCCGGACACGCAGTTGGCCAGGTCGGGGCAGTCCAGGCATGGTTTCATGTCCTGGTTTATGTGGAAGTAATGGCACGCTTCTTCGATGCACACGGTGCGTTTGTCGCAGGTGCGGCAGTACCGCTCGACGTGGGCGGCGACGTATCTCCCGGCCTGGTTGGTCCTATGCCCCCGGTGTTTGCATGTCGCTCGCACATCGGCGATGATGTCGCCAACGTTCCCAGGCGCGTGTGATGTTAGGATGCCCTCGACGCACACGAGACGGCGCGGGCAGTTGCCGCATTTGTCGAGCGAGTAGTGCGCGATGGCTCGCAGGCCCCTGTCGCGTATCCAGTCCGTCCATCGTGCCGCTCGATTGGCGCTACCCATTGAGCCACCCCCACCATCGGCCCTTTTGGACCGAGCATAGGACGAGATGTGACAGCACGAGCGCCATGGGCAAGTCTCCCGTTATGCGGAGCCCGTCATAGTCCATCGTCCTGTCCTCGGGGTGGCGCAGGCACTCGCCAACGAACCTGGGAACGAGGCATGCCCGGCCGGATACGAGCTTGTTCCAGACGGGTTTGATGTCGTTGGGCGTGTTCATCGTCGTGAAATCGAACGATTGGTCCACCTCGAACCGCACGTTTCCCGACGTGACTATGAGCGTGAAATGGACGGCCTGCATCTCGTCGTCGATGCGCTCTATCTCGGCAATGTCGGGGTTGGTCATCGTGCGCCCCCTGCGTAGTTTCCCCGGGCGACCGCGTAGAACCGGGACACGTTGCCCTGATTGGTCGCCATGTCGGCGAGCGCACCGCTTACCGCATCGACCTGGTCGTCGTGGGACGCATCCGGGAACCCGGACACCTCGGCCAGGAACTCGGAGTTCCAGTGCCCGCGCACGAGCATTACGTTGCCCGCCTCGGCGGCCGCAGCGACCGGCCCGGCCCGGGAAATCTTGGAGCCTGTGGACGGCACGCCCTGGAAATTGAACCCATCCAGGACGGTTCGTGCGTAGTGGTCGATGATGCCCACGCCTGCGCTTCCCGGTTCCTGCTCCATCCTGACAACGACATTGCGCCCGTCCATCTCGGCCGTCTGCCTGACCCGCTTCTCGACCTCGTGAGGCGAGCCGCGGAACCGTTGGACGTCAGCGACCCAGTACCGGCCCTGGTGTTTGACGAGCAACGCGCCCGCCGTGTAGTCCGGGTCGGTCCCGGCCGCGTCTTTGGTGGCCGCCAGGTCCCAGCGCCGGACTACCGTGCCGGTCCCGCGTGGGTAGTCGTCAACGATGGGGAACCACTCGCGCCGGAATAGGGAGCCCTCCCGGGACACGTCCCAATCGCCGAGCAGGAGCTGGGCGCGGGTGACGCTGTCCAGGTTTCCGAGCGATGCGATGTAGGATGTGGCGTCAACGTGCGGGTTATCCTGGAGTCCGGCTGGGATGAACAGCCTGCCCGGTGCTCGGCCCTGGATAAACCGTTCCTTGACCCAATCGTGTCCTATGCCTCCCGGGTTGGACGCGGACCGCATGCGGATGGGGATTTTACTCCCCGATGTGCGGGTGAGTCGGCTAAATAGATAGGTGTAATCGTCCTCGCGGAACTGGGTCAGCTCGTCGAACGCGATGTAGTGAAATTGTGAACCCTGGTATCGGTACTTGTCGTTCGGCGTGTCCAGGTATCCGAACGTTAGGGTGGCCCCGCTCGGGAACGTCCAGGTGTGGTTTTGGCCGCTCCATTTCGCATTGGTCGGGGCGAGCCACTGCTGGGCGACGTCCATTAACGACCCGGGCAGGGACAGGTCCGCGAACGTCTTGCGCAGGATGAGCGCCCGGTATTCGGGTTCGTGGACGTACTGGAGCGCCGACGCCAGGAGCGCGAACGATTTGCCGCCCCGGGCGCTTCCTCCATACATGACCTCGGCGATGTCGCTGGCGCGCAGGAACACGAGCTGTTTGACGCTCGGGGTGATTGGCGTGTATCGGGATAGAGCCGCGATACCGTCACGCGGCAGGGATGGTCGAGCGGAGTTGTCTTTCAATGCGTGCCACCTCCTCCAGCTGTTCGGGCGTGTACTGGTTGGGCATGATGACCGTGATGGCCGGGGGTTCGTCGGCCTGGGAGACGACCGTTATTTGTGGGGAGCGGTTGCCCCGGCCCAACGCACGATCCGCGTCTGCGATTATCTTGCGGCAGGTTTCCATCCACTTGTGCGCATCGTCGGGTGTCTCGGCGATTGCCGCCTTGATTTGTTTCTGGGCATCGGCATAGATGCGCAGCCGTTCCTTGTCCAGGTTGGCGCTCACCGACAGATAGCTGTTCGTGATGTTCCGGGCAACGCTCTTAAGAGCGTTGGCGCGTTCGATTCCGCCCTGTGCCGGGTTATCGGCAGGGGCGTCCCCTGACGTAGTCAGGGGACCCACCGATATGGGCGGGTCGGGTATGTGCCGGGATAGCATGCGCCGGAGCTGCGTTAATGAGAGTGCCTTCAAGGTGTGCCGGGTTGCCAGGTCTACCGACAGGCGGTGCGTTTCCCGCCATGAGTGGTCAAGCTTGTAGTTGACGAGCGTTCGCAGTATGTCAACAGGCCATGTACCCAACGCGGAGCGAGGACCCGGCATTGAATACATTGATTGCGCCTATAGCTAATTATAGGCTGTTGTGTCGGGAAACTATACGGTGTTGGGATTGGAACGTTTGCGGGCTCGGTGCATCACGCGGGCCCGGAACGCTGCGTCGGTGCAGTATCGGGTGCGGTAGTCTGCATTGAGGCGTTCCCTGTTGCGTAGTCGGTAGAGACGGCATCGGGCCGTGTTGGTTGCTCGTTCGTGTCTGCATGTGCGGCAGGCTCCGTTCACTATTGAGCGGGTTGACTTTATCGATCTATGACATCGCGTACATTGCATTATACGTTCCTCCTACGTTTGTTGACGTTGCGGATGGGGGGGCTCCCTCCGGGTCGGCGTTGGTACGGGCGAGAGTGCGGTCTCCCATCGGATTATCTGGAACGGTTGGCCGGTTAGGGGGCCGTGGTACGCGGTCAGCACGTCGCGGAGCGCGATGCCCGTTGGCGGGGCGATGCCGTCAGCGGCGGCGATGTCGTCGAGTGCTATCCATCCCCAGGGCCATCGTTCGCCGTTGTCGCAAAGGTGCTGTATTTCGTCGTGGTACGCATAGATGTTGCGCACCTCCGTCACGGTCCACGGTCCGCACCGATTTATCCACGGTGAGCGGTACGGTTTCCCCGCCCAGCCGAAAAACCCGACCCGGTCGCCTACGATAAACTTGTTCCCGGGCCGGATGGTCTGCCTGATGGTCCCGTTGAGCACGCCGGGTATTTTCGGTTTGTACGTCAGCGGGAGCCACCACGTTCGGGGCGGGCGAGGGCGTTGGGGTTTGCGGGGTTTGTCGGTCATGCGTATCACCCGGACCCGTACCCGACCCCGTTCCCGGACCAGGACCCGTACCCGTTCCCGTACCCGGACCCGGACCCGGACCCGTCCCCGGACCCGTCCCCGGACCCGACCCCGTTCCCGGACCCGGACCCGGACCCGTACCCGGACCCGGACCCGGACCCGTACCCGGACCCGTCCCCGGACCCGACCCCGTCCCCGTACCCGGACCCGTACCCGGACCCGACCCCGTCCCCGGACCCGGACGCTACTGTTTCCATACCACCACCGCCTCAATTGATGCCCGCGCCTTTTCCGTCACGTCCAATATCTCGACCGCCTGCATTAGTTCGACCCGCTCCACCGCGACGGGAAATTTGCACTTTGCGGGTAGTGACGTGCCCTCAATCGCCATCTGCGACAGGCTCGCCGCTCCCTCCCAGTACCACAGTCGCCTCGCGTTTCGCATGACGACCTCTTGCCCCTTTCGCGATTCGAGGTATCCCGCGAACACGCCCGCCGAATACGTTCTGACTATGACGTACTTCATGCCCTTCTTTTTCAAAGCCATCCCGTTGTTTTTCGGAATTGCGTCCTCAGCCACATACACACGCCCGTTTACGGTTATTTTGTCGTTGTTCGTTTCCATTGTCTCACGTCCGTCTATTCAAAAATCTCATCCGTCGTCAAGTGCCGCCATATTGCGGGCCGACACCCACGCCGAAATTCTCATAATGGCGAGATTCGGCAATTTTGAATCTGGGGCAAGCAACAATACGTTCATAATCACGTCCATTCGTATATTCGGTCATTTATCTTTCGTAGTCTGCCGTGCTTCTCCAGGAGCTTGCAGGCGTCCTCCCACGTCGAGAGGCATTGGTTGTCTATCTGTCCCGTCGGGGTCCCGCACGACTGCCGGAGCGCGTCGGCCAGGGCGTCGAGCAGTTCGTCCTCGATGGGGCGGGTGTTGTATTTGGTTGCCTGCTCATCAGTCAAGTGACCGTCCCATAAAAAGCAGGGGATGTTGTGGTACACCACACGTCCACCAATGAGACGTTCCTCCGTCTGCGCCCCGCAGAACGGGCAGGGTTTTATCGGGTCGGTCACAGTTTAGCCCCCACGTTCTCCAGATACCTCGCGTACTCCCGGTCTATCGGATGCCGGCACATCGGGCACGCATTCCATTCCGAGCTGATTGGGTTCCCGCACATACCGCAATATACCGGCATCACCGCGCCTCCTTTATCCGCT